CTAGACCCGCCTATACCGTTAGCGTCTGGCATCTTACCGCCTACCTTAGCGTTATGGGCCTCTGTTCTATAACCGCTGTTTATTACAATAGGCTTACCGTATACTTCGCGAACGTCGTCTAATATCTTTAAAAGTTTTTCGCTCATTAGTTGCCCGCTACCTTGTACGTCTGGGCTGTCAAATTCGTGGTATTCAAAATGTTTTAGTTTCATTTTTTGACGTTTTTAAATATAAAGCTTTCGCCAGTAACACTAAGTTTATCTATAACTTCGGTCTGTAGATCGCGTAACATTTTTTCTATTTTATCTTTTTCGTCTACGATTTGTTTTACTTGGGCTTCCAGGCTTTCGTTTCTTGCTGTAAGGTTCGCTATTTCTTCGGGGTTTTTGCCTATGAATGTATATATAACAACTGACAAACTACCAACTAGCATACCTACAATAACTTTAAAAATATCGTTATTTGAGTCTGGTATCTGAAAAAATGCTAAGAATAAAAGCAAGCCCATAACTAAAAAGAAAATAATACCAGCCCCTATATATCCGCGAAGTTCTTTGTCTTTAAACATATTATAACCTATCTACTACTTTTTGAATTTCTAATAAATCTACGTCAAGTTTAAAACTAATATCGGCGGCCCACTGTCTTACTGGCTTGCTGCCTTTATAAACTATAACTATCGGTACTGTCTGTACTTGTTCTTTAAAACCGCCGCTTTGTTCTTCTAGCCAGGCGAATTTTATAGTACAATTAATAAGACCGTTTAAGTCTATATTGTGCTGTTTATTCCATTTAGAATTTACTTGTAATACTGTAACGTCTGTTTTAACATCGCTTTTAACGCCCTCTGTCAGCTTACCAGGGGTAAATAACAAAAACGCTAAAGCAATAAGTAAACGCATATTATCTAAGTTCGTACAAACGCTGTTCTATTATTTCTAATTTCTCAAAGTTTTTTTCTATTAGTTCGCGGTTATTCATTATTTCGCTACGTATAGCGTTATCTTTTAAGTCGTATTCTTGGCGCGTTATAACTGGTTCTGGTTTTTCCATAGCCTCGGCTATCTGGCCCCTAAGGTTTACGTAAAAAGCTGTAGCTGTTGATATTGCTATAACTAAAGTTACAATAGTTTCTAGGCTTAGCTTTACTTTAGTTTCTTTTGATATTTCAGCCATAACAATATATTTCTACAAAGATAACTATTTTAAAAACTTAACACTGTTATTTGAAAGTCCTCTACTCTGGCGGTGGCCCCTGACTTATCTACTTTAACTTGTATTTTAACGCCAGTTGTTTTAATTGCAGCCGTTACGAAAAACTGCGTAGTTCTACTATAGCGTACTTCGTCGCCGCTACTACTTATAAGATCGTGGGCAAACTCTACGCTTTTACTAGTATCTGGAAAATACAGGCGGCTATCCATTCTAGTATTAGCCGCGCCAGCTGTAATATCGTAGTCGTTTCTTACCAGCACTACGCTACCTACTGGTATTTCGTCTAGGTCTATAGTATTTGTAGCGCTGTCCCAAAGATCGCCAGTAATATAACTAGGCTTATAAGTAGTAAGCGTACCGCTACCAGCTTTATCGTTTGTTAAGTCGGTCCAAGTATCGGCCGCAAGGTTTATAGGCGTACCGCTTGTAGTGGCGTCTTCATAAAAAGCAAAACCCCCCAAGGTATCGTAAATAGCGTTTACGCTTGTTTTAATTTCGTTTACGTTTGCCGCCGTAACCTTGTATATATCGGCTAAGGCGCTAGTACTGTTATCTGTTTTATCGGTAAAAGTAATTTTTGCCATATCTTAAAATTATGTTTGTAACTCTGTTTGTAGTTCAGCTTGTAGACCGCCCTCGGCCTCTCTTTGTTCTATTCTATTACTAACTTCTATAATTACTCTGTAATAAGTATAGTCGCTAGCGTCTTCTTCTAAATAGTTAATAGTTTCTATTTGAGTAGTAAATACGTTAAAACCCTCGGCGCTAAGATCAATATAGCTAGAAGTTCTAGTACGTACAAGTTCTAGTACTTCGTCTGTTATTAGGTTACTGTCTAGTTCGCCGCCACTGTCGCCTGTAAAGCGTGTAACGATTTCTAAGCGCGTTATAACTTCGGTTATATAGTTTGTTTGGTTCTGGTCTATTTCGTCGTTAGAAACGCTGTAAATACGTATATAAGGAAAACTAGCGTCGCTTGGTACCCTGTTATAAATAGGTACGCTAGCGCCCCTTAGTAAAACGTTACTAGCTAATTTATCTATATATGCTTTACGTACTCGGTGTATTACTTCTTTCATATATTATTTTTTATATCTTTATCAAGTCTATTGAGTAAGCTTTTTAAAGCTATCCTTACACTAGGAAAAAAGAACGGCTGGGGCTTTATATCTACTGTACGCTGGCCTTTACCGCCAAATAATTTCTTTATATCGGACGCCGAAAACCCAAGTAGTCTAGCTTCTTTAGTATCTATATGGCGGCCAGTGCCAAACTCTTGGTAAGGCGCGTACTTCATATTATAACCTACTTCTACTTTGCCTTTACCTTTAGCGCCATAGTAACCGCTTTGCTTTAGTTTACCTTTATCTACTGGCACCCTATCTGTAGCTTTGTCTATAATATCGGCCGCTGTTTTTGTAAGCTGGGTACTTAGGTCGTCTTTAGCTATACGCTTTAAACCGTCTAATTTCTTAAACAGTTTATTTAGATCGTCCCTATTTATCTTAGCTTCCATTAGTCTACTTTCGTGGCCTTTAGTGTTGTCATATAATCTAAGTCAGCGCTAAACTTATTATTTAGTCTGTACTGAACAGTGGACCCTTCAACTTCTATAAGGTCGTTATTTTGTAAGTTATCAGCCGAACGCTTACGCATAGTTATTTCAATATCTACGTAGCGCTGGCGTATACCGTTTTCTTGTTTTACTTCGCCGCCTACTTCTTCTATTTTAGCCCAGAACGAACCTACAGTAGTTTCGCCACTAGTCCAGCCGCCGAACCCGTCCGCTGTTTTGCTATTACGCTTAACAGTTATTCGTGTATTTAGTTGGCCCGCGTCCATTATACAAATGGTTTTTTATAGCTTGCTAGAATATCTTTAGCGCCTGTAGGTATTTTACTTACGATCGTACCCGTTTTAAAGTCGGCGCGGTTATCGTAGTAAGTGCTTACTGTTTGTAGTATAGCTTGCTTTACTAGGCTATCGTCTAGGCCCTCGGTTATATACGTTACTTTTATTTCTTTAGCGCTACCGTCTTTAAGTTCTATAATTTCGTTATTTACGCCTTTAATTTCGTAAGTAGAAGTATTACCGTCGGTGGTTACACTAGATATACTAGCCACTGGTCCAAAGGGTAACTGTAGTCTAGGCGTTTCGTATTCGTCGTAGTAGTACTGGCCTTGTTGTAATTCCTTAACGTAGTACGTTCTGTTCTTGGCTACGATATCGCTACTTATATAGTTTTCGCACCAGATACGCGCCTGGGTTATCATTCTAGCTATTATATTATCGTCGGCGCTGTTATCAACTCTTAGATAGTCTTTAGCTTCTTGTGTGGTAACTATTTCGTTACCAGTCGTACTATTTATTTTAATTTCGCGCATACTTAATTTTTTTCAAAAATACGAAAAAAGCGCCAGTAGATTATGGCGCCCTTTCCTAACTAAAACTAACCAAATGAAAAAAACTCTAAGTGAATTGTACAAAGTTATTAAATTTATTTTTATAAATACCGTCTGGGCTTAGTCTTATAGACTTTTGTTCAGTATTTTTAATAACAAAAAAACCGTCTAGTTCTTCAAAGTATATCGCAAAAAAATCTACTTCTTCTACTTTATAAGCTACGTCTGTACGCCTTAAAACTACTTGTACGTCATTTCGGCGCCTTTTACGATTGTTTGAAACGTGTTTGATTTGTATTTTATACAGCTTGTTATCTTTTTCTATAATAGCATCGTAAGGGCTGGCATCAAGTAAAGGCATAGAAACGTTAAACCCGTTTTGCATAGCTATAGTTGCAAAAAGATATTCGGCTAAACAGCCGCGCTGGTTATTGTTCATTCTTTGTTAAGTTACCCTAAGGTATAAAAAAAACCGCCTAAGTAGTGGCGGTTCTTCTTAACATAAAACAATAATTAATCTACTTTACGCGTCCAGTATATTTACGCATAACGCTAAGGGCTTCGCCTAGCTTATTTAGTACCAGTATCTTTTTGGTTACTGGTAAATTGTTAAAGCTATCGCTGTCTAAAAGGTAAGCCAGTTCGGCTATATCATTACTATAAAAATTATTTTCCATTTTCGTTATAAGTTAAAACAGCTAGGCCCAGTATAGCTAAGCTTAAAGCTGTTAATAAGTCGTTAAACAAGTATAGGCTACGTACCCCTAAAAAAAACATATACCAGCCTAGTATGGGTTTTAAATACTTCATATTACCCTAAATATAGATCGTTTACCAAAGTCAATAAGCAAACGTAGGCCACTATAGCGGCGCCAGTTATCAAAAAATAAATTAAATCACTTATAAAGTTTTTCATATCTAAAAAAGTTTAATTAGTCCAGTTATAAGCCCTATGTAAATAACCATAAATAAGGCGCTAAAAATGTTGTCTAGTATTCTATTCATACTGGCTAAATTAAAAAAAAATTTTTAATTACAAAAAAAAGCCAAAAAAAAAGCCCAGCGTAAGCCAGGCTTTATAATAGTAATTAAGCTGTATTATGCAGTTTCTAACGCTGCTTTATCTACGCTAAAGTCGCCATTTACAAACGCGTTAGGCAAGTAGTTTGTAAGTGCAACTCTCTCTTGTACTCTTACAGTTACGAACCCGTCGCGGAAGTTAGTAGAATCGAATCTAGAAAACTCGACGCCTACGTTATCACGAATCCAAAGTTGGGTACCCATTCCAAAGTTACCAACTAGGTATTTATCGGAAGTAACCGCTGTAGATAAAATTACAGGGACCCCGTTAATACGTGGCTGTAGCCCTTGGTTCCAGTCTTTTACAAGGTATTCATTTTGCGACGATTTGAGTAGCAAAATCTTGTGAAAATCTGTAGGGTTGATCATAATATAATCAGCGCTGTAGTTAGCAAGTGCTAGCTGGTTTAACGCTACAGTAAGTACGTCAAACTCGTTAGCGCTTTCAATAGCTAAAGCAAAACCGCCAGCTGCAAAGTCAGTTGCATCGGTAATAATACCGCTAAGGTTAGGCGCAACTCCAGAACCGTTAAGGATCTGGTCGTCTTCTACAGATAACAATTTTTCAGGCGCACGTGCTGACAAGTAGCTTGTAAGCTGTGGCGTATCGCTTAACATCTCCTCTGAAATTCTAAAATAGCACCCAATTTTACGTACGTTAGCGTCTGTAGCTGTCATATCAAAGTCAGACTGGCCTAAAGTAGCGCCCTCGGCTTTAGCCGCGCCGCCATCAGTATAGCCGCTTTCTTTTACATAACGTACTACGTCGCTGTCAGTTGATCCAGTAGGGATAAGCTGGCGTACGTGTACTGAACGAGTAGGGTCGAATTTGTACCCTGGTACTCTGTCAGCTGGGATAACATCGCCTGTAAAGTCAGCGCCAATAGTCATATCGGCTTTAACTTCAAAAGACGCGCTACGGTTGTTACCGTTTCTTAGGCTGTCAATAGCACCGTCGTTAATAGCTTGGTTAAGCGCACCTTTAAAAGTAAGGTTTTTAGATACGTCCGCTTGCTTTTTATTAGCAACTTCGTAAGCATCAAAACGCTCATTAAAGCTTTTTGTCAAGTTATCGATTTCGTTTTTAAGCGCTTCGTCGGCTTTGCCAGTTGCGCTTTCAACAGCTTGCCCGTAGGCTTTTTCCAGTTTAGCGTCGATAACGTCGCCTAGTTGGTCTAGCTGGTTTTTAACATCTTCTTGCATTTTTAATTTATTTAAAGAAGGTTATACAATTATTTTAATTTGTCAATAAGATACTTATATACTTGCTCGCTGTCATCAACTGGCTTTGTGTCTTCATCAGACGGCAAAGTAGCGCTTACGAATAGGCTTTTAAGTTTAAGTAATTCGGCTTCGATAGCGTAGCCCATTTCGTCGGATATATTACCCTTACGAATTAATTTAGCTAGGTTATCGTATCTTTTATAAAGTTCTTCTTTGTTCTCGCTACCTTTAACGTCTAAAATTTTAGCTTGATCGTTAGCGGCCAAAGTAACGGCGCTTACTTCGTATAACTTAACTTCGGTTATTTCTCTGTAGTCGCCTTTAAATTCTTTTTGCATCGGTAAAATACCTACGCTGTTTTCGGTAATTACGCCCATTTTAATAAGTTCGTAAACGTCTTTACCTAGTGTAGTATTAGCTAGCTGGGCTTCAAACTTTAAACCTTTATCGTCTTCTTCTAGCATAACCATTTTACCAAGTGGCTGGGCCATATTGTGCTGGTAAATATAGCGGACCCGCTCGCCATTTTCTTTAATTGTTTTTGCGTAAGCCCCTGGTCTTATAATATCGCCGTCGCTATCTTTATTGTTAAAATAGGACGCGTAGCCCTTTACAATATGCTGTTTATCGTCGGCGTCTATTACTTCGCCAAGTGGCGCGCTTTTATATAAAATCATAATTCTATAATTTTTACAAATTTAAGGTTTTTTAATTAGTTGTATTTTCGTCGTTATCGCCTACTATTTCGTTTATAGTTAAAGCTGTAGCCGCTACGTCTAATATACTTGGCGTAGGTTTACCGCCTATTTCTTTTGGTATATATACTACAGTGCATCTACAGTTTACTGTATTCTTAGCGCTTGCCCTTGTACGGTCCCCTGGCTTGTCCATAGGTTCGCCACCTACTATAAAGTCTTCGTCAAAAGGTATAGGTTCTTGGCCAGCCATATTACGGTGGGCCTCACGTTCTCGGCCGTCTAGTCTAACAGACCAGCGCTTTAGTAATTGGTCTTTATCGAAAGCTGTTAAAGCTGCGTCCCTTGTGGCCTGGTTACTTATATTAGTTGTTTCAGTTCTTACAAAGCGTTCAGCCTGGTATTTACTATAGCCATCGAATTGTTTACGTAGTATTCTAGCTTGTTCGTTTGCACCTACAGCCATAAAGTCGGGGTCCCGTAGTAGTTTCGCCGTTACTTGTATTAGGGTCTTTCGCGCAGTCCCTTGTACTAGGCTTACATTTGTTTCGGCAACGGCCGCAGCATAACTGGCAAAATTTCGTTCCCATTCAGTCTGATATTGTGTGGGGTTAAATCCTTTGGGTGCAAATTTATCAAAATTTCTAGCGTACCAGTTAGCAAAATGAAGGCCAGTATCTACATATACTTCTTTGTATATTTCGCTTAGATCGTTAGCTTTAAACAGCCCAAGTAGCTGTATATTGTTATTGTTGTTAATAAACTGGTCTATACCTTTGGCGTATTCTCTATTATAAAAGCGCCGTACTTTAGCTATATTTCTTTTTTCGGTTTTATCGCGTTCGCGCTCATAAGCCCTTTGCCAGTCTTCAACAAAGTTTTTTTTAAGCGGCTTTTTATAGCGCTCATATTGACTATAGCAAAAAGCTATACGCTGGCTAACGTTAGGAAAATCAGCCATAGCCTCTGGGTCCACTATACAGCGGTTTACAAAATTGTTTTCGCTTTCGCCTTGGTATGGTTTAGGCATCTTCTAATTTATCTAACGTTTTGACGGCCCAAACTCGCATAGCCTCGCCACCCCAAAGGTTATAGGCTACGTAGCCTTTATCGCGCCAGGGTTCGTCTTTAAATTCGTCGGCTACAGTTGAATAGGTTTTACTACGCGTTAAATAGTTCTTGGTTCTTTTTAAAACGTCTAGGCTTAGGGCCTCGCGCTCACTTAGTTGTCGCGCCCTTGCAAGGCCTACGTTCGTGCCAGCTTGTACTACGTCGCGGCCGTACTTCTCAATCCAGCCTAGCATACGCTTAGCGTTATTAGTTGCGGCTTGCGGGTAATTATCAAACGTTTGGCTTTTAGTTTCGTCTTTGCTGCTTTGTGGGTGGCCCTCTGGTAATAGGTCGGTATCGTGTTTACCACTTCTAAACTTACCGTTTTTAAGTGCATATAGATAACTGTTTACGCGGCCCATAGCCCACTGGTCGGCGTTCTGTACGTTAGGGCGTACGCTTTGGGGGTTAGTTCTATAAGCCCCTACGCCGCGCTTGTATACTTCAAACAAAGTATTTACAGTAGTTCGCTTTGTGCTGTCGTCGCCTACTTCTTCGTTATGATCGTCAGCTTTTTTTTTTAGTGCTGTTTTAAGCCTGTCGCTCATTTCTTGTTTATTATCGCCTACAGCTTCTAAGTATTCGCGGTGGCTATTGAACGGCATATAGACTGTTTCGCCGTCTATACTATGGGCGTGGTAACCTTCGCCGCCTAACTGTTGGGCGCGTGCTTCGGCCTCGCCTATAGTTGTATACGTATCTGTTTGGCCTTCTACTTCGGCTTTTACTATGATATTATGTAACGCTTCTTTTATCAGCTTCTTTTGTTCTTCTACGTCCATAGGTGGTACTGGGTCTGGAAAATCTACGTCGCTGTTGTCAATAGGCAAAAGATTACTAGGTACGTAGTAGTCGTCTAGTGCTGGCGTGTCTTCGTCTACGCCGTAATTCATAACAGCGCGTTTTTCGTTAGGTGTAAGCCACCAGGCCTTGTTAAGCTGGTCTACTACTTTTTCGTTTTCTTCTTGTAGTTCTGGTATACTGGTAAAGTCAAAATCTATAAAAAGATTTTCGCCAAACTTAGGTACAAGCCAGCGGTTTAATTCGTCGCGTAGTTTGATTAGTTCGGGTATTACAGCGTTTTGGTATAAAGCTTTTTTAGCTTCCTTCATATTGTTGTACGTCGTAGCCTCGGTGTTATTGAGTAACTGAACGGGTACGCCGTAGATATTACAAAGGTCTTTTATACTTGCGTTATACTGTTCAATAAGTGAAACGTCTGTAGCGTTTAAACCAAAGTTTACCCAGCTTAATTTCTTTGGGGTTATAATAACGTCGCCAGCGTTGCCGCTACCTTGGTACTGTTGTCTAAATTTATCTTTAAGCTGTTGGGCTTGTACTTCGTTTAGATCGCCTTCGTCGGCCATCAGTAACCCCCTAGCTGTTTGGTTCTGTAGATATTTAACGCCAGTAGTTACAGCTTCGTTATTAGCTGTAAGCGTACGAAGTCCAGCGGCTAACGGGCTTTGGCCGTAAAGGTGTGAACCAGTACCGTCGTAGTAGGGGTTAAAGTCGGCTATATGCAGTACGTCCTCGGCTGGCATACTGTAGTTACCGTTATACTCTATACGATATTCTTTGACTGGCTGCATAAGGCCACCGCTTACTATTTCTACTATCTGGGACGGTAAGGCGTATAGTTCAGTATAGCGCCCTACGTTAGCGCCCGTATCTGGTCCAAGGCCATATATATATCTGTTACCAGTAAGTTTACCAAAGGCTACAAGTTCGGTTAGCCAGCTGTTATAGGACTGGGCGGGGTTAGGTCTGTTTAGTAGTTCGTGTAGTTCGGTGTGCTGTAATTCGATTAGCGCGTGCTTTTGTAGTTTTTTCGCCTGGTAAATACTGTTGTTATCTAGGGTATTACTAGTAAGGGCCTTGTAACGCTTTAGGTCGTTCTCGTTCTTCTTCTCATATACTTGAAACGGTATAGTAGTAGCGGCGCGTGTAATTATGTTTACAAGGCTGTATACTGTAGCATTACGGCCGTACCCTTGTTTAACGTAGGTATCGTCGTTATCTGGATTCCATACAATACTTTCGCCTAAGAATTGATATATAGCCCTGTTATATGCAGCGGCGGTTTGTTGGGCGTTTTTCGTTATGATCTTAGTAAAACGTTCTAATAGTGAAGGCATACGTCAAAATTTGTACAAATTTAATGAATTTAAAT